ATGGCGGAGAGATAGGGATTCGAACCCTAGGTACCGGTGAAGGTACAACGGATTTCGAATCCGTTTTCGCCCCTAATGATCATTGGTAGCATTTCCTGCTGGCCCCTTCAGGGCCTCACTTTTGAGGCACAAAGTCAAAACATGGCCCTACATGTTTTGGTGCAATGATTCCCCCAAAAATCCCCCACCGTCGGCTGCCACACCTTGGCGGCTCGCCCCTGCCCGATCAATCACCTACGAAAAAGGCGACCCATGATCACTCACGAACGACTTCTTCAGCTACTCAAGTACAACAAATTGACTGGCTTGTTCACATGGAGAGAGCAGCGGCAGCACATAAAGGCCGGCGCGGTTGCTGGAACTCATAAAAACTCAGGCTACATTGAGATCCGGATTGATGGCGTCAGCTATCAGGCTCATCGGCTGGCCTGGCTGTATGTCCACGGAGAAATGCCAGCAGCATGCATAGACCACAGGAACATGGTGAAGACCGACAATCGCTGGCGCAACCTGCGCGAAGCCACCTATGCCGAGAACTTGCGCAACCGCGTGACGCGGCGTGACTCAGGCACCGGAACCAAAGGCGTCTACCGCGCAGCCGGGCGATTCAGGGCGCAGATAACCGTCGACGGACAGCGAATAAACCTTGGCTGCTTTGCCACCGAAGAAGAAGCGGCTGCGGCTTATGCCAAGGCCGCCGCGCTCCACCATGGAGAGTTTGCGCGCTCCGCATAATGCAATGTTGCTGATGGTTGTTGTGGATTGATGTCGATTCGCGCAGCCTTCAGCGACTTTTCAGCAACATCCTCTCCGGCGTTCTGCCGACCAAACACCACTCCATATGTATGGCGTTTTGATACACTCCAGTGACGGATCAAGCACGCGAGGGATTGACATGTTCGAATTTATGACAAAAGGGTTTTTCTCGGAAGGCATCGACGACGAGCAATTTCGCGAACCGTTCGAAGCGCTGAAAAAATCAGAAGGGAAAGTCTACAGCCTGACAAGGACAGACGGCGCATACAACGACCCAGCCATTCAAAATGAGTGGGCCGAATACGTTGAGTTCGAGAAGCTGAAAATCACCGCGTGGTGATCAGTCAGACGACAGCGCGCCATAAGCCTGCTGACACGTCACTCCCCTGGCATGGCTGTCCTGAGCATATCCTGCCAAATCGCCCGCTCTTTCATCAGCGCGCTTGAGCACGTCGGCAAACACCATGATGGCACGGGTAGCTGCTGCGCTTGTGGCGGCAGTGCAGGAATGGCCGCCAGCCTGACTGGCTGCGAGTCGAGCGGCAAGTTTGTCGGCTTCCCCGCGCAGGCTGTCAGCAGCAGCGCGAGCATTGGCAGCATCAGCAGTGGCTTGATCGAGAGTGCGTTGACCATCTTGTATCGCCTTGTTCATGGAAAGTTGCCGGGTTTGCTCGATGACGCGCTGAGCGGATTCGTTGTCTGCCTTGGCCGTCGCGTCCCGCGTGTCGCGTTCGGCCCATTGGGCCTGCCATGTTGCGTCTGTGACACTCACGCCGTGGCGATAGGCGCCGTACAGCGCACCAAGTGCCAGAAGCACGGCAGCTATATAAGGAAGGAATCGCAGCCATATGCTCATGCCAGCACCTTCAGCGCACGATCGTAGAACTCCAGGCGCTCGGCCAGCCCGTTCAAGCCGCCGTTGATGCGCCGGGTGATCCCTTTCATGTCGCCGGCGTCGGCCAGCGCATTGAGGTTCCGCGAGTTCCAGAACCACGCCGCCGACTTGCACGCCCATTCGGCCTGCTCGAGCAGTTCCGGGGTGCGCAGCAGACGATCGTCGCCGAAAAGCGCCTTGCTGCAGGCGTAATAGTTGTCGCGGCCCGTTACTTGAATCAAACCTCTCCCCCGAAATCGTTGACCATCGCCATCCGCCTCAGGCGTGTTTCCAAGCCGCTTGGCCAGCGTCCCAGTGTCGTACTTACTCAGGTACTGATCGCCGCCCAACTCCCGGACATATCGGAACTGCCCGGACTCATGCCCGACCTGCGCAATGAATGCCGCCATCCGCAGCGGCGTGTTGATCTGATACCGGTCCATGGCCAAATTCAGCGCAGACGCAAAAACGCCGGCTTGCTTGCCGGCGTTCGGGAGTATCTGCAGCAGTTGCTGCGCGGTGATTGCCATGTCGGCGCCTCACTGATTTGATGGGTAGTCAGGCCAGATAACTTCCGATGGATACCCTGGCTGCTTGTCGATCTTGTTCAAGGCCAGCTTGTACGCCGCGAAAGCCTTGAATTTCGCAACGTCCGCCGCTTCGAGCAGATCAGCAATAAAGGCGTCTGCCATGCCGGCGGTTGCTTCGTTGGCGATCGACAGCATGGCGTCACGCTGTCGAATGGCTGAGGCCTTCATCTCTGCATCAGTGGGCGGCACCACTACCGGCGGGGTCAGCACCCAATCATCTCCGGATTTAACCGCAGACCAGCCTACAACAGGCTCTAGCTCAAGATCGGTGATGTCCGACCAGATAATGTCCGGGTGGAACATCTGCGTAATGTCACCGTCCGTAGAGAACAGTTCCTGCACCTCGCCATCGCAAATACGTGCATACTTTTTCATTTCAGCTCCAGCTTAATGGGTCAGGTACCACTGAATCAGCGGGTCGATCATGATGTAAAGGTTATTGGCCTTGTACTCATACAGCGCGGCGTTTGGATGAATGCCATCAGGCAGATACGACTGCCAGTTGGGCAGGCCGCTCTGTATCCATGAGTGGTGATCAGCTACGCGTAGTTGCATCTCGCTGCCGACCGTTCGAATTATCTGGGCTATTTCTGCAACCCGCTGATAACCAGACGTAGTTATCGGGTTCGGCGTTTCGAGCAGCACGGTTTTCCCATGTTGCTGTGCGCCATAAATCAACTGCTGCAGGTAGTACCGCACCAGCGCATCCGTCTCCCATGTCTGCGCCGAATCATTGATACCGAGGTTGATCGTCACAATGTGCGCAGGCGACTCCGACATCTTTTGCGCCCAGGTCTTAACGGCAGGCCAAAACCCTTGCAGGGTCTGCGGCATCGTTACGCCAGAAACCCCATGGTTATTGACTTTGACGTTTGCCGCATATTTGCTCTGAAGTACCTTTGGAACATTCGACAGAGACTGTCCCCAAGTTCCATTGGGGAACAACTCAGCGCCAAGGGTAGTGGAGTCACCCTCCACATCCACTGTTACAGGGAGTGCGGTCATTAAGTGTACTCCCATACGCGGACGATGCCTGGCGCGCCAACTCCACCAGTGATAGCTCCTCCGCTCGGCGTTCTGGCTGTACCTCCACCGCCAGATCCATAGGAAAAACCACCAGTAGCTGATGTATCAGCCGGATTTGGAGGTGCGCCCGGGCCAAATACGGAGGCGCCAGCCTTTCCTACATACGAGCTTCCTGAGCTGAGGCAAATAGCAAGATCAGATGCTTCCCCGGTGTAGACGGAAATCAATGTTGTCCCTGATGGGCTATTGCTATTCCCCGCAGCGGCATAGAACCCACCAGATGACGGGCCGGCAATAGTGCCGCCTTTACCGCCCGGACAGGAGATCAATCCGCCAAACGAAGACGTACCACCAACACCTCCAGCGCCACCTGTAACGGGTGTTCCGCCAGCCCCTACAGTTACAGTTACACCAGAAAATCCAGAGGTGTACAGTGCTTGTGCATAGCCACCAGCCCCGCCACCAGAGCCTATTGATCCGTTACCAGCGCCAGTCGCTACACATCCGCCGCCAGCCCCGCCAGCACCTTGACATTCAACGACAACGAAGCTAGTTCCTGTTGTTGGCGTGTAAGTAACGGAACCAGGTGTACTGAAAACACGACAGTTAATTAAGCTGCCTGGCTTGTCAGAGTTCAGTGGGCCGATATCAATCCAAGAAGCGTTTGAGCTATCCCTGCGTTTAAGCCGACCAGTACCAGTGTCAGCCCAAATTTGCGAAGGAAATGATGGACTTGGAGCGCTTGCTCCGCTGCTTAGCGTGGCAAGCGCTACAAGCGCGTTGTTTAAGTCAGCCCGAACTGCGGCCCCTGCGCCGTTTGCAACGTTCATGTCATGCTGCGACATATTTAGTATCCCTTGGTGATGTAGTCAATCGATCTGCCAGACTGGGCAACACCGCTTGAGTTGCGGATGAACACGGTGAAGCCGGAAATCCCTTTAGATGTAACGTCTAGGTAGTCGCCAGGCGATAACCCCTGCGCGGTCAGGCTGACTGCTGGGCTTTGCTTAAACGGAGGGCTGTATGTGATGGTTAAGCCGCCAGCGGGGACAACTAGATCGTTACCGCTCTCGACACGGTCGGGCATATCAACGATGACTTGCAGGTAGGAAATTTCGATCCAGTCATTAACGCTTGCGACCGACCCACGTAGCTCAAAGTCGAACTGTCTAGCGCGGTAATCGCCAACAACAAATGGCTTCCAGTCAGACCAAACAGCCGGCGAGACGTCAGAAGTCCTGACCCATAGAGAGAGCGATGAACCGTTCGGCGGATCTCCGTCGATACTGATAAGCGCATCAAAATCAGCGACTTCATCGATGTAGGTCCCGTCGGTGTAGATCAGCGCCGAAATATTCGCTGACAGACGGTTGTCGTAGACGTACCCAAGATCCAGAGGTGCTGCAAAACGATACGACATTGTTGGCAGTGATCCCCCAAACTTGTCGTTATCCACGTACATGGCATCGACGTCTGGAATGTCGTCGAACAGTCCACCTCCAGCAAGCTTGAGAACACCATCTACCGCGTAGCAGTTGGTTGCAGCGCCCAAAAACGTCGGCGACTCCGTGAGTGTGACGAACACGTTTGCAGGCAAAGGAACTTGGGCGTCAGACCAGACTTCCATGACTGCCCCGCCAACACCCGACGAATCGACTGCTCGGGCCAGATACTTGCCAGGAAGAAGCGCAACAACTGCGGATGTAGATCGACCTGCGACATCTGACAATGGCAGGGCAGCTGACCATGTGGCACCCAAGTCGCGAGAATGCCGCACGCTGATAAACCCACCAAGCTTAACGTCAAGCTCCTGAGCTGGATCCCACGACAGAGTGGCAACACTATTGACTACATCAAGACGCAGACCGGATAGAGCTGCGGGAGGCGCCAGAAGTGCCTGAGCAGTGAACTCCTGAAGTGATGCAGGCCCTGACAGCCCGAGAACAGACTTTGGAGTTACCCGAATAGACCAAAGCCCTGCCGAAGCCGAGTCAAAGTCAATGCTTGGAGTAGAAAACTCCCCGACATACTCCCAGTTACCTCCAGGCTTCTTGGCTTCGACCTGATATCGCATCGCGCGGGCTGACTGCGTCCAACTTACAGTTAGACGAGCAGCGGCCAAGCCCGCACCAGTCTCGTACAGAGACTCAAGGAATGTTAGCTGACCTACCGCGGCTGGTGCGCCAAGATTGACGATACTGGTTGGCTGGTCCACATCCGGGATGCCATAGTCCACCTCATTGAACTTGTCAGGGTCATATGCGGCGCCACTTATTACATAGCTGCCGTCATCCCCTTCAGTGATCCCTATGACCCTGAACATCTGGGTATTTAGCGCCGGAGCGGAAAACGCCCAAGGCGCCGTTGCTGCTGGAGCCGAAGGAAGGGCGGGAGAAACAGTGAGGAAGGTTGCACCAGTGGATGCTGTGACGCTTCTTGTGACATAGCTGCCATCTGTCAGCACTACGCCTACAGTGCCAGCTCCGCCAACTCCGAGAGGAGCGTCAAGGAGCAACGTTGTAGTAGTACTGCCGGCAAGAATTCGTCCGCCATTTCTGGCCCCGGCCCTATTTGCGTCTGCGATGTCGATGATATCGCCAGGAAGTGGGATAGCCCCATCGGCACCTACTGCAAACGTCACCGCCTCACTTTCCGCAAAAAGAATCCAGCGCCCCAGGCGTCTTGCCTGCCCGCGCGACGTGCAGCCTACGGCCATTACGTCTGTTTGCTGGATTCTCGACCACTTGGCAATCAGTTCAGGTCTTTCGACCAGCTCAACTGCTTGCTTGTACTGTTGAAATGGATCATTCCATGTTACGGCCGCAACATTGAAGCGCTGATCTGAAGCGACTGACTGATAGCTGAATTCTCCACCGATGACGTTCGAGTTGTTGAATGGGTATCGGCTAGAAGTCCTTGGCGCGTCTTGCACAGCAGTCAGTGTGCCGCCAGCCCAGAAGCAGATGGCCCGAAAAATCGAAACCATGTCGTTGACCAGCTTCCATGCGTCTTGCTGGGTAGTCAGCGCAATGTTGCAAGTGAATCTCGGCTCATATCCGCCAGCCCCATATCCGTTTGGGACAAGCACATCGCAATATTGTGCGATGCTATAAAGCGTGTATTTGTCGATCAGCGCTGAATCAATCAGACCGCCAAGCCCGTAACGGGTGTTAGTGAGTACGTCGTACCATACCCATGCTGGGTTGTCGGTCCATGCGCGCTTGAATGTACCATCCCAAGAACCGGTGTAGCTTCTGGTGATCGGGTCATAGTTGACCGGGACCAGTACCTTGATCCCCTGGACCATAAACGACATCCGGGGGATGCTAGAAAACTGCTGAGCATCCAAGGACAAGCCGACCATGGCGGTATTCGGATAGCGAAGCTTTTCGTCCCAAATCCACGTCAAGCTATCGAAAAATGTTTTGTTCTGAAGGGATGCGCTGGTCGCGTCGGCAGTTAGCCGAGTCAGGCGAACATAGCGCGGAAGGCCACCGGACACGGGAAGGCGAATCAAGTAGGAAAGCGTCGTGCGGCTCATGGTTTTGCCGCCAATAGGAATATCAGAGCACAGGAGGCTCCATGCGCCTGCGCCAATCTTTCCTTCGACCCTAAAGTCAACTCGGGCGCCGAACATATCGCCTGTTTTCATGTCCTGCTGTGAAAGCTGAGGGATGCCTACGGTGATCCTGACCGCATCGACTTCGGGGTCTGTAATAGCCCGCTCAATGCCGATCAAGTATTTCATCTCTACGCCGACTGTTTGCTCGGACTCAAGCCCTGCAATCGGGACATAAGGCTGCCATTGGGTTCCGGAACGAAAGTCAACCTTTACGCCAGAAAAGTTATAGGTACCGTCTGGGTTCTGCAGTGGTATGTCATCAAAGAAGATGCCCATATCACCGTAAGGGATGCCCTCAATTTCACCCTCACACAGGGCATGCAGAATCTGGACGTGCTGCCTCGTCCTGATGCTGTCGGGAGCCTCGATGGCCGCCCGAACAGTACCGCCCGAGCTACTGCCGCCGCCCTTCCCGCCGCCGCCTTTGCGCCCTACGATTACTTCACTCATACCGGAATCGCCTCTGACCAGGTTCCAACGGAAACGACACTCGATCCAGTCAACATCTGTCCGTAAATCAGGGGGACCGGGACACCTTGCTGCGTTGAGTTAAAGGCGCCGTTGAAGAAGTAGCTGGGCTTGTTCTCAGTTCCAGCCTGTTCTTGTTGTGATGGGGACTTGGGCGTTGGCGACAGCATTTGCAGGATCCCTCCTGCAACCATCCCAATACCCACACCGATAAGCGCAGCACCCACCGGGGCAGCACTACCAAAGCTCATCCCGGTCACAACAACACCAACAACAATCAGTACGGCGCCAAGCACTGTCTGCAATAACCCACCGCTTTTGCTTCCGGCGATCACCGGGACAATTCGGATCTCAGAAGCTCCGCTCATCGTGAAGCGATCAACCCCGACGTTTTCTCGGTTGCGGAAAATTGCAAACTGAGTGCCGCGCCTTGACATATCGGTTACAAAATCAGCGAAGCCTTCAAGGGTGTGTTTGAGCGCGCTGAATGCTTCTTGCACGGACCCGCTTTCAAGCATCCTGGAATGTTCGCGGCCGAACTTTTTCGCCAAGCTGCCGGACAGCAAAATGGTGGTCATGGCAGCGGCCATACTTTTCTCCAGGCAATAAAAAACCGCCCGTAGGCGGCTTTCGAGATTCGAGGTAATCAGGTGCAGTTTTTGGCGGCATCCTTCCATCCTTGCGTACCAGCCCAGTCGGAGGGCAGAAACACTTTGACGGTTGAGCCTGATGCGCTGCCGTCGATGGTAGCGAGAGCGATAGTTCCGGCGAACAGAGACGATACGGCGATCTTGTAGCCAGATTGCGTCTCAACCGAACTGGTAGATGAGTTTATCTCCTGCCACTTTGGCGCTAGGCAGCGTGCGAGGTTTTGCGGTGTCTTTTGAGAGGATCCAGAGTAAGCCGGCACCCGCTCCTGTAAACCGGTAGTCGTGCAGCCAACCAAAGCAGCCAGTGCCAATGCAACAAGAGCGTTACGCATACAGATCCTCCAAGGGTTTTGGCGAATCTAACAGGTAGCCGCTGCGCATTACAGAACCAATTCCTGCGCTTTGTCGGATTACATCATCTCCCGATGCCGCAGGATATGAGTTGTGCACTCTCGGTACGCTCTGCCGTACACCTCTTTGCAGCTCATGCGGCCGTAGAAGTGATGCAAAATGACATCTCCAGGGAGCCATATGGCCCCGTGACAAGGCGTTGGGCTTCCGATCGCCATTACCAGCAAATCGCCTTCTTGTGGCGAATCAACTTGCAAGAATCCGGCTTTTTCGAAGTTGTCGACATACAGGTTGCCCCCGTTGTGCCACCACTCGTCATCACGATGGAAGTCCATCAAGGTGATACCGAGTTCCATTCGGTAGTAATCGCGCACCAGCGTGTAGCAGTCAATCACCCCATGAACAAAGACCCTTCGCTCCAGCGGGAGTTCGCCGGAAGCTGGCATTTCATGCCACGTTGCGACACCTTGCTGAATGCCGACTATCCACCATGCGGTGCGACTTGTTGCATGACTGGCTAAATCGTGGTTGCTTGGCTCAGGGCCTGCGTCGGGATGAGAGTGGACGATCACGGCGATCTCACCGATGTCCTCGGCGGCCGCATAATCCTCTGGGTGGAGAATGAATCGGTCAGGGTCATCAGAGAGGTTTCTGCATGCGATGTAGCGGGGCTTCCCCTTTGTGCTAACCACCAGCCCAACGGACTCCCGAGGATATTCAGCCAAAGCGTGCGCCTCGGCGTCAGCCCGACACTTATTCAAGAGTTCGCTCATAACTTAAAGCCTCGGGACACTGGCGATACCTGGGAATCCACCAAACGGTAGTTCTCCATTCTCACCAAACCGCAATTTGCAGCCCTTGACTGAGCGGCTGCATTGATCTTGTGCTGGGTCGCTGGTTGGTCGGTTTAGATAATCTGCAACCGGGCCTCCCGCATATCCGCACTCGCCCGATCTGTAGGCCCAAAGACAGGTGCCAGCAATGACCTGACGGCGCGGCAACTTTACGCCATGAAGATCCAGCGGCGATCCAAGCTCGAACTCAATGGCCGCCGGAGTTTCGTTGGCCTTCCGGGTTATGATCCACGTTTCGACCGGGTACTCTTCTGACGGGTTTGCAGTGGGATTGCCCGCAGTAAAGTTCGCCGCGTCCAGGTACTTCACTAGCGTGCGTCTGCGCTTGAGCTTGGCGCCAAGCAAATCCTCATACTGCCGGCACAGCGCGGAAATAGTACCGCCGAAGTTGCCAACCTGGAGTTTTGGGCGGGCCGGAGACCCCTGGCTTGGAGTTGCAAACTCAGTCGCATTAATCGGCCATGGAGTGTACGTAACACCCTTCCAGACAACTGCACCGAGGCTTTCATTGGTCCCATTATGAAATCGGATAGTCTGATCAGGAAGAACAAGCTCAAACCCCTCCCAGATAGAAAGACCTGACGCAAGAGACAGTTGCCCTTGAAGTGCAGTCATTCGTAAACCTCCTCAAAAGTCGCAGTTAGGCTGTCGACGCCGCGCGCAACATTCGTCCTGACCCATTCCCTGCACACGAATTTCCCGATCGGCCTTCCTGGATGGGTGTAGTCAAATGACTCAAGCGCTCCTCGCGTATAGAGGAATAAATCTATTGCTTCAATTTCTGAAGCCGCACGCTTGAAGGTCAGCGTGTAGGTGCGCGGCTTTTGGTTGATACCTGTTCCCTGCCGCTGCTCATACCCATCACTGAACTTGATGACCTTCACCCTTGGGGTGATCGTTTTCGTAGAGTCATAGGTTGGCACCCATGTAAACACTGCCATGAGGCCTCCTTATGCGAGTTGACCGCCGTTGCGGCGCTGACGAGCGATTTCCTGTTGGGCCACAACCTTCATGGCCTCTGCAAGCTTGGCCGGATCTGGAACTGAGGCGTCTCCATTGGTGGCATCGACGTAGAAGCTCATGTTGAACGTCGAGCCGGCGCCGCCACCGCCGCCACGGATACCGAGACGACCCTGCGAGTCACGCGCCAGAGGAACGATCGCTTCCGGCCCTGCCTCACCAGCAACACCTAGGCCACCATTGCCCATGGCGAAAGCAGTAGGCTGGGTTACCACGCTATTGGAGAACGCTCCGCCATTGGCGAACATCTGCACGCCGCCGAGCCAAGCGCCGCCCTTTGCCTGGAAATAAGGCGCTGAATATCCAGCCTGCGAAGCCCCAAGGTTTGAAGACGTTGCTCCAGCCGAACCAGTTGCCAACCCATTCCCGCTTCCACCGGTGAAATAAGAGCTGGCGACGTTTGCAACGATGCCGAACAACCCGCTGAGTGCCGAAGAGCTGGCTTGTCGAACGGCGATCTTGGCCATATCGGCCAATACGGACTTGGCGAAGTCAGAGAACGACAGCTTGCCGGTCATGGCGAACTGGACAATGGCGTCTTCCATGGAGCTGAACGCGTTGGTGAACAGACTCTTGGTCTGCCCGGCCACATCTCGCGACGATTCCAGGTAGTTATCCCAAGCCGACGATGCGCCGGCGCTCCAGCTTTCCTGCGCAGACGTCATCTTGTCGTAGTTATCGACCACGGCGCCGCGCAGATCCTGCTGACTCTGTGCGACAGCCTTGAGCTTGGCGTTGTACTCATCGAGGCTCATGCCGCGCGAGCCGTCACCATACTGGTTGGCAAGGTCGATGCGCTGGGCATTGGCCTTATCGTCGATGGCGTTGAACTGGCTGAACTGCGAGCGCTGCCGGTCGCCCATGCCGAGGCTTGCAGCATCTCGGTCGCCCTGCTGACGCAGAGTGGTGACTTGCTGCTGCAATGCATCGGTGTAGGTCTTGATGGCAAGCGACTGCTTCTTGAGACGGCCTTCCTCATTGGTGGCGAGAATGCTTAGCTCGCTGTCGGCGTCCTTCTGCGCCTTGACCATGCTGGTGCGCGCGTCGGCGATCTTCTGGTCTAGCTGGATGCGTTGCTCGCCGGTCGTGCTGGACTTGTCCTTCAGCGCCTCCAGTGCCGATATCTGCGACTGGTAGGCCCCAGTGACCTCCTCACGCTCCGCCCTGATCAACGCGGTGCGCTGGTCAAGGTAGCTCTGTTGCGAGATCAGGCCAGCCTTCTGCTGCGCCTCCAGCTCTTTCTCGGAGTTGGAGTAGGCCGACTGAATAGCTTTGATCGCGTTCTGAGCGTCGTTGACGTCGGTAAGATTGACGCGTCCAGCCTTCGCAGCAGGATCTTTGTTCTTGTCCTTGATGTTCTGGATGTTCTTCGCGACGACGTCGGCCTGAACCAGAGGATCATTCGGATTTGCTTTACGCAGCGCCTCGACGTCGCGCTTGTACTCCTTGATCAGCTTATTGCGCTTCTCCTCATTGCTGAGGTTGGCATCGCTGATGGCCTTGAGTCGGCCAGCCGCATCAATACCAGAACGCTGAATAGCAACTTTGTCGCCTTCAGCCTTGGCATTGGCTTCGATCTGGACTTTTGCGCGCTTGAGAGCGTCAACCTGCCCCTCGATGAACTTCGTCGACTCGCTGTTTGCGCCGAGAGTATCGGGAAACAGGTTGGCTAGGAACCCGTCTTTCCGCGAGGCAAGTAGTTTCTCACGCTCGGCAATCTGCGCGTCGATCGACTGGGTACGACCTACATCAAGCGTTGCATCAAGCGCACCAGCAGCAGCCGACTTGACCTTCTTCCAGGCGCTCTCGATAAGCCCGAGGTTGGCAGTCACGTCAGCCGTGCGGGTCTTGATGGTGTCCGCGTAGGTGTCCGTCAGCAGCTTGGCCGCGCCGATGGTATCGCCCTGCTCCTTCAGTGCAACGATCTGCGAATAGACCGAGGCAGTCAGGAAGTTGTACTGGTCGTTCAGCTCTTTAGCTGCGGCGACCGGGTCCTTGGCGATCTTGGCGAACTCAGCGATCGTTTCATCAATCGCTTTGCCCGTGGCCTTTTCCATCTCGATCGCGGCAGTGGCGATCTCGCCGAAGCTTTCGCCAGCGATCTTGCCGTTGCCAGCCAGCTTTGCCAGAACTTCAGCAGCAGCGCCGGTTGTGCCGACTGTCGAAGACACCTGTTCAGCGAGCGATGCAAGCTGGTCGCCACTGGTGCCAGCAGCATTACCGGTGAGGATCAGCGCCTTGTTATAGGCCGTCGCCTCTTCGCTGCCCTTGAAGTATGCAAGACCAAGTGCCGCAGCAGCAGCAGCAGCCAGGGTGAATGGGTTTATCAGGCCAGCGACGTAACCGCCGAGAGCGCGTGCCGCAGGAACAATCCCGCCGAACATGTCCTTGAGTTGGCCGCCCTGCTGAAGCAAGACAGTGATGGGGGCTTGTCCGCCTTGTAAGCTGGTGAAGATGTCAGTGAACTGTGCGGGCACACCGCGCAAAGCCGCGGCAGTTTGTGCAGAAGACACGCCAGTCTTTTTGATTGACTCATCGAACTTTGTCAGGCCGGTTCTGGCTTGATCGATCTTGCCCTTGTACTCATTGAAGGTGGAGGCGTCCAACAACCCTTTGTTCTTGTACCCAGAGAGACGTTTCTCCATGTCATCAAGGCGACCGAGCGCTGCAACCGTCGGATCTATCTGCCCGAGCAGCGCGGCAAGGTCATCGCCCTGCTTCTTTACGGCGACCGTGGCTTTTTCAGTGCTCTGGGTAGCCTTCGTCTGAGTGACAGTCAGCGCTTCGCTGCGCTCACGATAGCTATTGATCGATGTGGCGGCAGTCTGGAATGCGCTGGAGGCGGTAGTGATCGACTTGCCAACCGTGACCATGGCCTGAGCCGTGGCATCCTGCTTGGCATTCAGCGCCTGAAGTTCGCGGACGATCTGCTTGGTATCGGCAGCCATGCTGCCCATTGCCTGTTCCCAGGCTTTGCCGGTCTTCTTCGCCGTCTCTTCGGCGCGCCCACCAGCGTCAACTACCTTGTCTAGATCAACGGCGGCCTTCGCAACGTCCGACGTGTCCATCTTTATGCCGAGCGATGCAATATCCATAGACCACCTTCAAATAAGCGCCCGATCTAACGGGCTGCGTTTTCACGCCTCGGCCATAACGGCCAGCGCCTCGGCCTCCATGATCTGGAGGTCAGGAAATATCTCGGGGAGATGCTTTTTCTTGATGCCAATGAAGCTGGCCACGTCGCGGATTGACGTGTAGTCGAGCCCGGTGGCGCCGCATGCGCCCGTTCGCCACTGCGTGCCGAGCGCATTGAACAGGCGGAAGGCTGGCCAGTTTCCTGGCCAGACCTCTACTTCATCGTCAATGTCGTCCAGCGTCAGACCGAACATCGCCATGTCTTCAGCGGTAGCTCTAGGCTCATACATGGCGCGGGCTGCGGCGATCAGTTTCCCCGGCGAGCGATCTCGTAGGCCTTTTGGTAGGCTTCGAGCACAGCAGCAGGGGCGCCAATGCAGGTAGTGACCAGCTCGGTGATCGATGCGTCATCGAACGCGTCATCGAACGCCCAGCCGACCACGATATCCTTCATCTGGTTGGCCTGAAGATCGATCTCGGCTGCCGTGGTTTCACCCCACGTCGAGCCTTCCTTGGCGGCATCCTTGGCAACCTCCTCGCGGGCCGCATTCCATTTGTCAAACATCGCGGAGAGCTCTTTCCGGTCGCGGTACTTGAACTCGAACTCGACAGAGATCGGGTCGCCACCCACGCGCGGAATCTCGACTTCCTTTTTGAAAGTCGGGTTCTGGGCAATCTTGAAGCTGGCCATGTGGTTTCCTTACGACAGGTAGCGAACAGGAGCGGCCTGCAAGGCCAGGGAGACGGTGCGCGTCAAGATGTTGCTGCGCGATACAGCCGGTTGCAGCGAAAACGAGGTGTAGGCGCCGTAGTAAATCTTGTCGGTGCCTGGCAGGTTCAGGCGAGCGGCTTGTACGGTCTGCGCAGCGTCTGCGGCTTGGACAATTGGCACATAAGCCAAAGTCGGGTCATCAGCAACAGTCAGCACCATGCTCGCAGCGGCCTTGTCGGTTGGGATCTGGCGGCCTTGGGCATCTTCGAGGAACACGACGTCCTGATAGTTCTGGTCTCCGCCGGAGAATGCCACGTCGGTGATCTGCGGGATTTGCACCCATGTCAGGACCTTTTTCAGGCTGCCCACGCCCGAGCCGACCGGGTAAGTCGTGGTGCTGGTGGTGTCGATCGCTTCCAGGGTGATCGCGGTAGCAGTTGCTGCCTTTACGCGGACGACCTTGTTGTTCAACGCCGTCCAGCCTGAGGTGACAAGCAGGATATCGCCAACAACCAGCGTCGCGCCTGTCACGGTGCAAATGGCTTCTGAGGCGTTCGAGATAGCCGAGAACGGGAGTGCGGCAGCGTAGGTAGCGGCGTGCTCAAACGTACCGCCGTTAGGAATTTTGTATCCCATTGGTGTTTCCTCTTTGCAGAAATGACAAAACCCGCTCAATGGCGGGTTCTGGGTTTGCCCAATGGGCGGATTAGGTTGTGGTGTCGGCTCGATAAACGAACGACAGCGGCAGCGTGGTAGTGGTGTCGCCCGGTTGCGCAGTAGCAGTGGACATCGGCGATCGGGTGTAGACCGTGAACGACGTCTTGGTCATGGCCAGATTGTTTGGGAACAGCGCGGCAAGCTCGTCAGCAATCAAGCTGGCGACACCGCGCCCCTCGCCGGCCTTTGTCACGACACTAACCTGGTAGACGCCACGGTAAGCCGTGTGCTTGCCTTCAAGGTCTTCGCTGGTCGTGTTGGCCGGCAACAGGTAACTGCGCAGATAGGGCGAACCGTCGCTTGGCGGCGTGAACGCGACATCCTCGTATTCGATGGGTAGCGGTGGGACGCGGGCAGTAGCCCATGTCTTCAGGCGCGCATCAAAGAGGCTTCTGATGATTCGGTCTGACATTAGGTAAGCTCCGATACGGCCTTGCTGATGAACATCTGCATCTCAAGCACGGATATTCGAACGACACCGGCCGGGGCTTGACTTGAATGGCCATATTCGAGCCGCTGGGCGTATGGAAGATTATTCATCATCCAGATGGTGCCGACCTCTGTCGTGAACCCTTGGATGACTGCTGTCCCGGAGCCGAGCGATTCGCGCCCGGTAGGGTCGATGCGTTCGAGCGTGCCAGTCTTGGCCGTGTCGAAGCTAACCTGCCAGTTGCCCCGGAACCGCCCGCCGACGTAATCGCCGCCGGCGACAAGATCCATGCCGTCTTTAATGAGTCGCCCGGGCTTCATCCGTCCGTTCTTGGTCAGGTTCGCCGGATCGTTACGCAGCTCGGCATTGAGTCTGGCCACTTCGTTGTTGTACTGGGTCGCGGTGGCGTTGGCCGCCCAAAGCTCAGGGTTGCCGACTGGCGATCGATCTACCACGGCGCCCAGCAGGTCGATGGCGACCTTCTTGATCACGGTTTCGGCATTGGCTTCGGCCTTCTCGGCGAACGCCTTCAGATCCAATGCAAAACTCATTTTCGGGCCTGCACGCTGAAGCCGACGTTGAGGCCGGCGTAGTTCCAAGGTTCGACGTTCTGCACCGTGTAGGTGTCGCCGTCGAAGAGGATCTTGTCGAGGGTGGTGGGTGTTGGCATGTCGGCGCCGGTCAGTTGCACCGGAGAGACAAGGATCTTCACGTCGCCCTGCTTGATGCGGGAACCGTCGATATCGCTGTTCCGGTAGTTCTCGCGAAAGCCAGAGCCTTCGAACAGGTCAGTGGTCACAGGGCTTGTGCCAGTCTCAGGGTCGTACTCGCCCTTCGTGACGCGCGTCAGCGTCAACTCCAGCCCCTTCCCACCCTTGCTGCGCGGCGCAAGCATCCGGGTTGCAGTCGCCTTGGCGCGATCATAGATGTCGGTCATGAGCGCACCATGGAGATGCTGCTCGACCCATCAATGAACTGAGCCATCATCTTGTCCGTTTGGCGATAGCGAATCACGCCGTTACTGTCCATGTACTCGGTCTTCAGCGGGCCGACAGTCTCGGACTTGATGATCCGATCGATGTCCTGATCCAGCTCACCCTGGCCGGCTTTGAAGGCCATCTCGGCGCAGGTCTGAGCCATTGGATTTGGCACTGCATCGCTCGGCCAGTATTCGCAGCGGCCACTGTCCTTGCGGCGCGCCTCGTAGCGTGGCCACGACAGCGCCTGAGTCAAGTTGACCCGATAACCGCAGAACCGCATGCCGTAGGTGCGTTCGATGTAGTCAGTGCCTCGACGCAGCGCTCTCTCCTTGTCGATCGTGCTCAGCGTGGCCCAGATCGTGTTGCCGCGCGCGTCGTGATAGGCGTCCGCGTAGGAGACCGAGCAAAGCGACTCCGCATCGGCGCGCCCGGTGCCATCTTCAACAATGAGAGCCATGTGCTACCCCAACGGGAAAGTTTGTGTTTGCCCGGCGAGCGGGCGAGTGTTCTGTTGTCCGGCCAGCGGGTAGTCCTGCGACTGTCCGGCGAGCGGCATCTGCTGGGTCAAACCGTCGAGCGGATAGACCTGCGTCAAGCCTGCCAGCGGATACTGCTGCGCATTGGCATCAGTGCCAGCCGCCGAGCCCTGCGACGGGTCAAATGACACTTCGTCGATGGTGCCGAACGTTGCTGCTGATCCTGCTGCTGTGGTCGCCGGCGCCGTGAATAGGATCGGCACTGGCGCACCGTTCGCGTTCGCTGCCGGGAGCGCTGATCCTGCTGGTGCTGTAATCCCCAAAAATGCGAGATTTGCAGCCCTAGATGCGCCACCCAGAGCGATTGCACCGGTGGTGCTCAACACGACAAGAGCGAGCGCGCCAGCAGCATTACCGTTGACCGAGGTGCTGCCAGATGCCGAAGCGTTCGGTGCGGCCTGGGTGATGCTAGCGAGACTGGCCGGCGCTGAGGCGGCCCCGGAACCGGTTGAGGCCGGCGCGGACAGTGTTACAAGGCTTGTCGCGGCAGACTTCGTAGCAGAACCGGTTCCGGATGCTGCCGGAGCGCTCGCTGTGATCGCAGTAGTAGCCGCAGACCGTGAAGCGCCACCGGTGGCAGACGATACTGGTGCAGACAGCGCTACTGACGATACAGAGGCGCTGGCAGAGCCATTTACCACTGTCGAAGCAGACGCAGATCCGGATGGAGCATCAAGTGATAGCAGGTCGATAGAAGCGCTGGTTGCTGCATCAGCCGAAGTTGTCGCGGCCAGAACGGAAAGCCCAACCGCCGCAACAGCGCCAGTCGCCGCCGCATCGCTGCCTGCCTGCCAGTACCCCGCAAGCATCGCCTCCACAGCCCCAGACTCAGGCCTGAAGGTGTAGAAGTCGACCGTGGCGATTCGGCCAGCAGAGGCGCGCCAAGCGTTTTTGGCCATGACGTCACCCGTTTACGATTTCAAACATCAGCTCAAAGCCGCCGGTTGACGTGCTGTCAGGTTGAACCACGGCCATCAGGGCGCTATCGGCGAAGACCTGCGGCATGCCAGTCCTCATGAAGTCGTGCGTGTCGCCGCTGTTGGCCAGCAGGACGCGCCCAGACCAGAGTCGGCGCAGCACAAGCACGTTGAAGGTCCCGGCACTGGAAACCGTGCTGGTCACCGACTCGACCTTCTGGATGCCTGTGTCGCCAGATTGAAGCGGCAACTGAAGCATGCGGTTGGCGATCGGCGCGACACCCGTGGCAATCGTGCCAGTTGTCCGCCCTGTTACGCCAAGCTCGTTGGTGTACGTGATCGCGATACTCTGGCTGCCGGTGAAGGCCGTAGCCGCTTCGATCCACAACTCGGTGCAGGTGAAGTCCGTACCGTCTGGCACCCTGGACGCATAGCTCGGCTGAGAGGACAGCGTGGTCGCGGCGTTGAACGCATAAGCCCCAGCCTTGAAAAGGCAGTCGAACAAGTGCAGCCGGCAGCTCACCGTAGACCCGAAGGTCATGTTGGTGATGTAGCCGAGATTGCCACCGCCGAACGCGTTGATGGTCGGGAACCCGCCGTTTGCATCCGTCGGGACAATCCCGTTTGCCGTGTTGGAGCCGGCCAGTGTGCCCGAGCCAGGGTTGCCGCCCGCGTTGATCACCTGAGTCGGCATGACAGCCACAGAGGTGATAACGTTGGTTTTCACGATCTGCACCCGCTGTGACGCGGCCGCGATGAGCTGGTCAAGCGACGTAATAGCCATCAGATCACCTAGCGGTTGACGTAGAGCGGAGTGGACAGCGTGACAGTGAAGCTGCCGGCCGTGCTGGTGACGGTGCCGCCGAAGTCCACGAAGGTGATCAGCTCGTCAGTTGCAGCAGTGCCGACCGACTTGTAGATCCAGGCGCCGACGGCGCTGATGGTCGCACCAGTCCAGGCCGCCGGGTTGCCGAAAGTCACCGCGACACGGTTGTTGGTGGTATCCACGGCGCCGACACTGCAGGTGACCGTCGCGCCGCCAGTGGCGTACGTGCCGGACGCTGCAACTTCGGTCACGACGTCGTTGCGGAAGTCGAACGTGTCCAGCTCAGTCTCGGTCGGAACCGCCGAAACCAGCAGCATCTTGAACGTGCCGGAAAAGTAGGCATCAGCCATACGCTTCGGCAGAAAGAGCGAATTCGCTGATGCCATGACTTATTCCTCGGCTGGGAGCAGTGCTTGCAGAGCTTCGAGGTCAGCGTCATCGGCGAACTCGATACCCTTTTCGGTCAGCTGGGCCTTCAGCGCAGCAACGGCGAGATCACCGGCGACGCGGGCGTCCAGCAGTTCTTGCAGCACATCACGCGACGCGTTGCCCTTGAACTCAATGCCCAGCTCGGTCAGCTTGGCCTTGATCTCGGCAGCGGTCAGCTTGGCCTTGTCGCCACCAGACGATTCTTCGCCGAGCAGCTTATGAAATTCTGGATTGAAGTCGTAGTCTTCGATCAGGACAAAATCGCCCTGGCCTTCGCCCCACGGTTGAACTTGGATAACTGGCATGCGCACTTCCTCTTAGAGGGAGCACCGGGGCCGAAGCCCCGGAGTTCCGATTAGCCGAGCAGCAGACCGATGTGCTCTTTCTTGACAGCCGCGCAGCCCCACGCCAGAGCAATCTCATACTGCATCTGACGATATTGGGCGTACATGGAGATCTCGAAGCTCAGGCCGGTCAGCGGGTCGGTGATGATCATGCGATCAACGGCCGAGTCGCCCTGCTCAGGCAGCGCAGGAGCACGAGTTGCCAGAGCAATCGCCGAGCGCGCGAAGAACATGTTGCGGTTGCTCACCGGCGATACAGTGATCAGGGTTGCAGACGTAGGGATAGCCTGCATCAGACCAGGAGCAGCGATGGTGATGCTACCGCCGTTCGAGGTGTCGGCATCGCCAGACACAACAACGTACTTGTTGGTGTCGCCAGCAAAGGTGATCACGTCGCCAGTCAGAACGGTGCCGGTGCCGGCCGATGCCAGAGTGATGACCGTCGCGCCAACTGCGTAGCCAGCAGTGTTGGTGGTAGCGGCGGCGCCGGTGCCTGGAGTGAAGCGCTTGACTTGCGCCGACTGACGCAGGGCAAGGCCTTGCAGACGGTCGGTGATGCCATTGCGCAGCATGTCTTCGCGACCGGCTTCGTTCACATGGAACAGGCCGGACTGCTTGCCACGCAGGTTGAACATCGCGGCGGTGCCGAGCACCAGTTGGAAGTCCAGGCCTTGCGCGCCGTTTTCTTCCAGGATGCGCAGCGCACCAGCGGTATCGCTCAGGTCGTTCGCGGTGCCGAAAGGCGCGGTGCCGGCGGTGCCGTAGGCGCGGGAGGCGTTGATGTGCAGCGCGGCGAGGTCACTTTCGATCTCGTTGACCAGGGTCCGCATGCCTTGCTGGATCTGACCGGACAGGATGGTGTTGTAGGCAGCGCCGTTGTTGTCCAGGCCGCGCTTCTCTTCGCCATTCCAGCGGATTGGGACGCGACGAGCCTTGGTGATAGTCATCGGAGTGTTACCGATAACCTGATCACCATCGTTCGGCGGAGTCACCGCAGGAGTGATGTCGGTAGCAGTCGATGCTGGCACCACAGGCGACATCACGGTCTGGCCAACAGCGGCACGCTCGAAGGTCATGTCGGACGACACGGCTGGGATGAAACCAACCAGTTCACGGGACACCACGTCCAGTGCGTTGTACAGCGTAGGGATCAACCCGGTAAGGGTGTTAGCCATGATTGGCTCCTTGATTAAACGATGATTGAGTGTTCAGACTTCCGGGCCATCCGACCCAAGCACCGACTCCCATCCGGGCACCGGCAGTAGTTCGGCATCAGTCGGTGACGACGCCGCCATCGCGTGCAAACGCTGCTTGATCGTTCGGGTTCAAAGCGTTGAACCCGGCACGACCCATGGTTTTCTTCCCGCCGCCATTGCCGCCGCCCTGACTGGCACCGCCGCCATTGCCGCCGCCTGCTTTCAGGATGTGGTTCTTGTGGGGGTACGCCTCTACCAGCAACTCGATCGCTTCATCAGCGGATGCGAGCTCGCCGGGACGGGCGCGGGAGTAAAGTTTGTTGTTGTTGCTGTCGTAGCCGACAACCTTGCCGTCTTCGACCTTGAGAGCGCTGCCGAACAGTGCTCGAGCAATCTCAACGCCGGCAGGGCCTTCAGCCGCGAACTTCTCGGCGATGTATTTCGAGGAAGAGAACGCCCCGCCGATCAGGTGGCTATTCAACTGCCCCTTGAGAGTGTCATTCTCCTTGACGAAGGGGGCGTATTTCTCTTCGATTGCTTTGATGGCCTCGGCCTTGACCTTCTCGACTTCACCGGCATCAACAAGCTTCTTGTCGTCCAGGTTTTTGATTGTGGTCAGTGCCTTGAGAGCTGCTGCCGGGTCATCAATACCCTCGAAGCCCTTCAGCTTGCCTTCGGCGTTCTCTGCGCGCTCGCGGTGAGACTTTGCCTCGCCGTTCAGTCGAGAGATGGTCGCGACAGTGCTGGGTGCGTCGAACGCCACCTCGGAACCGTCCTCATGTTGGTAAACAGGCTTGCCGTCACGGACAACTACGTGGCCTTGCTCGTCGAGTTTGAGTTTCATCTAGGTCTCCAGGCATCCGCCCGTTGTTGAGCCATCCGGCTCGATGCGGCGCTATCCATCCGGAATCGCGCCCAATAAAAAGCCCCGTCATGAACGAGGCTTGTGTGAATCGTTTTCGCTTACTCGCAGCGCTTGCCCGAGATACATTCGCCGAGCGACAACCCTTCGCGGACTCGGATCGAGTCGACGCCCTTGGACTTGTCGAGGGCTACCATGGCGTCAGCGACCAGGTCGGCGTCATTGCCGTTCTGGTACTCGCCGACCTGGGAGCTTGAGGCGCTGCCTGCGCCGTCATCCTCGAACCGGGTCACGATGTAGCGTTTAACCGGGCGAACCTTGTATTCGATGATCTTCATAACGTCTCCGGCCTGCGCACAGGCTGATTTGCGGGCATAAAAAAGCCCCGGCGGATGCCAGGGCTGTTTGAATTCGTTTCGTGACGCTACAGCGTGACGCGCTCTCCTTTGAGCAGGCAGCAGACGCAAAGCAGCGCCTTGGTCCCGCCCGTAGGCTTGCCGTTCTTCATCAGGACACCGATCTTGGACTCGATAACTTCCCTTCCGCCGCAGCGATGGCACTGAACCATCGCCTCAGGCTTCTGCTGAGCCCGCACACGACGACGCACCTGCTCGGCCGGGGTGTCCGGTGGAGCGGTGCCGTCGATTACATGGAAGCGGGGTTTGTCGGTCATGCGGCGATCTTAGCAAATGCCGCAGCATCACGGGCGCGCATCTGGTCGAGCGTCAGCCATTCACCCGTAGGCGAATAGAAGTCCTCAAGGTCGAGCTTGCCATCCTTCAGCAGTTGGGCGCGCACCGGGCCGAGCACCTCGATCTTGCGGGCGTCCGACTGGCGGTTGAGCCATTCGCTGTAGTTGGTGCCGGCCGGGACTTGGCCGTCCATGCTGGCGCGCTGGGCTGGGGTCATCTCGTCGAGAGGAATTCCCAGCTCTTTCCAGCTCTTGGTCACAGGCGCCGATGTTGACCGGCAACACCAGTGGATCTTGCCTGGGCCTTGCAGCCAAGGCACCTTGTGACCGATTGGCTTGTGCGTGACAGCCGTGTATTGCAGCTGGTCACGGATTCGGCACATCGGCGAAGTCTTGTTGTCGAGGGTCGAAACCCAGCGATCAGCCTTGATGATCTCCTCATTGGCCTTGATGAACTCATCCCGTGCAGTTGCCGCAGTGTGGCTCACGGCAGTCCTGACGACCGCTGCAAGGTCCTTGCGGGGCCGCTCAAGGAAGCCATCAGCGTATCCAGTAGCCCGGGAACCGCGAATGCCGCGAACGATTTGGTCGGTCGTCTTACCCTCGAGGTAACCGGTGCGGATGGCGTTCCGGATCTTGACCATGCGGTCGGCGGCGATCTCCGTCGCCCAGTTGCGCAGCAAGCGGCCCTGAAACGGCCGAGACATCGCAGCAGCATAGGCCTGCTCCGCGCTGACACTGGCAATAGGGAAGCGAACCTGCACAGGGTTGGGTATGGCCGACTCGAACAATGCTCGCTGCCAACTCACCTCGTAGCCTGCCAACTCCTTCAGGTCGCTCTGTAGCTCCGTGGCTACCGACGCATAGGCCTGACTGTTGATCAGCCTCACCTGATCCAGCAGCAGCTCCAGACGCTCAACCGTGAAGGATTCGGCCGGCAACCGCTCCAGTGCAGCAGCCAAGGCCGCCGAAAGGTCAGCATCCGACCGGTTCAGCAGCGCAATGATCCGCTTCACCACGCCAACCTTGTACTTCTCGAGGCTGACCGCGTGCGCGACCTGTTCGTCCTCGATGATCTGGTTGACGTTGAGCATTTAGAGAGTCCCGAGGCTTGGCCCTTGCGAGGCGATTTTTGCTGATTCCTCTTCCCACTTGATGTCGCCCGACACCACGTTGCGGCGCTGCATCTCGGAGAACAGCGTCTCGTCGGACAAGCGGCCTTGCGATGCCATGTTGAGCAGCAGCGGGAGCGTCGTCTCGGGCGCGAAGTCAACATCGAAGTTGCCATGCACCTGAACGTGACCGCCTTCCTGCTCGCCGGTGAACTCGGCGAAGAACTGAAGCAGCTGATCCAGAGTGTCTTCAAGCTGACCGGCCATGGTCTGGAGCGGGCTCATCTCTTGAGCGGCCTCTTCTTCGGCCTGCGTGGCAGTCTTGACGGCCTGCTTGTCCTTCTGGAGAAGCTTGGCACCCGCGACCCTCATCTGGTCTTCGAGGTCAATCAGGGACGTGCGCCCCGCCTCGATCGATGCGCCGGTATGCTCGACCCACTCCATTTTGCCGTCTTTCGGCAGCTTGGTGGCGTTTGCGGTGCCTACCTTCAGCTCCCAGGTGTCGTCGTCGATGCCGGAGATCGACAGCATCGGCACCCGGGCGACGTGCAGGATGTTGTCCTGATCGCTCTGGGACTGCCAGTGCTTGACGTTGAGGTGTGCCAACTCCAGCAGCGGAGGCTTGGCGGTCATGTAGCCTGTGCGACCGGTGTAGAGGGTCGACAGCGGAATGTGCATGAGCGAGGTGGTGCCGGATTCGAACAGCGTCCACTCCTTGCGCTTCTCGGCAGACTCAGTCTCGCGGTACGTCGACCATTTCCCGGGCTCCAGCACGCGGATCTGGCTGATGCACTTGGTACCGAAGGCGCCGTCGTCCTCTTCCACCGATTCCATGTAGCGGAACTGGGTCAGGACGTGCTCACCATCGACTGAGCTGGAACGCCAGCCCAGAACCTGCTGAGGGCGGACCATCACCGCATACGGGCGGACCTTGGCGGCCTGCTCGTCTGCCTTGGTCAGGATTACCGGGTTGCCGGCCTCGTCGGTGGTCTTCGGATACTCAGCCAGCACATGGCACAGGCCATGTGACAACGCAACCGTGAAGAACGACTGAGCCCAGACCTGCAGGTTATTGCCCTGGCGATCGATGTTCTCGGCATAGGCCTGCATCGGCTCAGAGACATCATCCCCCAGCACGATCGGCTCGGCGAACACACGACCGGTGTTGTTCTTCACCGTCTCGCTGTAGGCCGGGAACAAGGTGGATAGCTTCAGACGGTTCTGGTAGTCCTCGTTTTCTTCCTTGGGCCACTTCGGCAGCAGAGCAGTGCCCGCCTCGCGCATCGCCCGGGTCCCGCCCATCAAAGGATCGACGATGGCCCAGTCTTCGCGCATGGCGTCCACTGCCGGTAGCGTTTTGCTTGGGTCATCGGACATGGTTTAGATTCTCAAAGGTGCGGTAGAGGCGGTGCGTACACGCTTGGTCTTGGCGACAGCGAAGTATCTGAAGGCGTCGGAGCCGTGAGATGTCGAGTCGTGGAATGGCTTGTCTTTCCAGCAGCCGCGGTTCTCGTCCCACTCCTTGCGGTAGTTTTCGAGATGACCGATGCCTTCTTCGCACTTGGACTCATCGAACACGCAGAGGGGAAGGATCTCCCGCGCCGCCTCGATGCCGGTATCAATGCCCGTCCGAGGAACGACCTGGAACCGAATGGAGTACTTGTCACCATCGATCACATAGCCCTCTTTGGCGATGTCCTTGCGGCTCTTGGCATCACTGCCGAACTCGCGGTTCTCGATGTCGTGCGGCCCCCAGTGCTCGGAATAGGTGTAACCCTTGTCCTTGAGCACCTTCATGTAATGCCGCAGGCCTTCGCCGGAGTTCTCGTAGTAGTCGATGACGTGGTATTCGGTGCCGATCTGACGCACGAACCAGATGGCCGTGGAGTCGCCGACGCCGATGTCCCAGAAGGTCATAACCGGCTGGTGACTGTTTTCAGGGATCACCCCGATGCGCTTCTCGGCATAGAGCCTGGCAAACTGCTTGGCGTAGTAGGCGCCTTCGACCGATTGCTGGAACGCCTCGGTTGGCACCGACGGGTATTCCCGCTTCATGTCATCGCCGAGGGTCTTCTCCTTGGCTGCGTACCAGGCGCGCTGGCCGTAATCAGTGACGATCCCGTGCTTGGATTCCAACTCATTGAAGTAGTCGGTCAGGCGCTGCGGGATGACCACTCCGTCCGGGTCAAGGCTGTAGTCTTTGTTCTTCCACCAGGAAAAGAAGAAGAACTTCCAGTCCAGCAGCCCCAGAGCCGTGCCGGACATCTGCTGCTTCTCGGCACTCTGTGAGTAGTCGAAGAAGTAACCAGCCCGGCCTTCAGCCGTCGACTCGATCGTGACGAAGCAGTCAGCCGCTACAGCCTCAAAGGCGCCAGTGACGATCTCGCGGGCCTTGTGCGGAAACTTGGCGCAGATCTTCCCGAACTCGGAGACGTGCAGGTAACGCAGCGTGCCGCCCCGGAAAGACGTTGAAACGTAGATTGAGCCGCCTTTGTTGAACACCAGCTCGCCGGACGCATCATTGCGCGCCGGGTTTGCCTTACGGATTTCTATGGGCAGGTTGTCGTAGGCATACTTCACCTTCTCCCGAAAGAGTCGGTGAGCGTCAGGCAGCGTGTGGGCAATCAGCGCGCACTTGGCCGACTCGAACAGGGCGGCGTCCAGCTGGATGATGCAACACTCAGTGGTGAAGCCGAGCTGCCGAGCCTTCAGGATGATGTTGCGGGTATGCATCCCATCGAAGTATTCAACCTGCTCATCGGTCATTCGGAAGCGAATGCGCTTGCCGTTTTTGTCCGTGATGAAATACAGGTTGTTCAGCCTCCAACGCTTATCCCGGAGCAGCTTCAAGTGCTCGGGCTTCATGTCAGGCTTCCTTCGATAGTTCGTCCATCAGCTTGGATAGGTCTTCGGAATCGCTGCCCCCAAGGTCAGCATCCATGTTGTAGGCCTGGCGCTCACCCTTGATGACCTTGAGTTGAGCGTCGACACCGGCATTCAGTGCGCGCGAGAAGTCCCCGAGGTTGTCCTCAGTCACTTCCATGTCGCTCAGTGCCAAGCGCAGCTTGCTGGAGATGTCTCGCCACTGGCCGAGGTCTGCCCGGTGTGCGAGAACAATCGACGCGGCTTCATCTGACGCCTCTTCAACTATCTGTGCATCTTCACGCACATCACGCTGCGTGACGTCGCTGCGTGAAGTATTGCGTGAAAGCTTTTCCTTGGTCGCCGTGCGCACCTGAGCAGTAAGGTCACGCTGCCAGCCATGCTTCTTGGCTCTGCTGCGTATCGTGCCTTCGTTAGTGTCGTACTTGTCGGCGATTGCTCGCAGGGAAAGCGCACCAGCCCGGTAGGCTCGTTCGATCGCCTCCCAGTCGGGTTGCTTTGCCGCCATGTTGAATTCCTTCTACTGCTCAACCTTCACGGTGAGCGTTCTGATCTTGCCGCCAGTGCAGCTGTCACGCTTCATGGCCATCTCGACTGCTTGGTAGGCTGAGGCGCCCATGTCCATTGCTGTGTAGGCATGATCGGAGCCGCTGCCGATCGCATAAGGACGATCCGGCAATACCCGACTCTTCTCGATGCCGTCTTCGTCGTCGTGGCTGATGTACCAGACTTCCCCCTCGACCACTACCAGCGCGCTCATCTGAACGGACGTCTGGGGGTCGCCGAAATAGGCATCAAGCAGCTTGTCAGCGCCACTTAGGCTGCCGCAGACAACGAACTTCACCCCTTCACGCTCTAGGCACTTCTCGAAGTCGTCATAGACAATGGTGCCGCTACTGGTTGTTGCTCGACCGTCATAGGCGATGATCCCGTCCTTGTAGGCGATCGTGGTCATTGGCTCGCCTCATCAGCCGGAATCACTTCACGGTATCGCTTGGCGGCCCGCGCATGCCTTTGTAGCACTTCCTCGTCAGCCTCAAGGCCAGCGAGATAGGCAAAGGTGTGCACTGCCACAACGTAGAACCTGAACCACCAGGGGTAGTAGGCCTTCAATGTGATCTGGGCCATATCACTCACCGTCAAGGATGGTGTCGAGCATCAGTTGTTCGCCGATCCGGAACGCGGCCAGGGTCTGCAGGTCTTCAGCCTTGGGGCCAAAGCCGAACAGTCCGACACCGCCGGATTCGTAGATCATCACCATGGCGCCGATGGAGCAGGGTTCGATCTCCCCGCTTTCCATCTGGTCAGCAATGAGGCGCAGCGTGGCAACAGGCTCACGCCATGCGTCACGCGGAAGGCTGACGACTTTCAGGTCTGCGCTCATAGGTCACCATGGAGATCTGCAATCTACTGCCAGTATTCCAGCCGTTTCAGGCGGATATGCGCAGTCTATTGCGTGTAGAGAGTGGCGTCGGCATGAGCCGTTCGCGCCCTTTGGTTTAAACGGTAGGCTTGTCGGCGGACAACTCAGGCTGCTTGATGATGCGCGAGACGATCACAGCCAGACCGAGGAAGGAGTTCACCGCAGTGAACACGCCATCAGGCAACACGCCTTGGAAGGCGGGCCAGCAGGTCGCAGCCAGGTTCAGTGCCACCAGAAGCGCGGACAGTTGAACGCTGTACATCTTCCAGAGCTGTTGCCATTGGGGAATCAGGTTCATGTCTTGTCCGCCTCATTGGTGTTGTTCAGGCATTGCTCACAGTGCAGGTATCGGCACAGCAAGGCTTTTACGCGGGGCCAGTGATTGGCAACGAACCAGTGTCTCAGTCCAGCCAATGCGAGCGCTCCGTGGAAGGTGACGCCGGCGGCGCTGGGGGTGATAAACACCGTTTCGCCTCTGGTTGCTATGGCGAAACCTGACAGGGCAATCGCCGCATAAATGATCTTGCCGACGATTCCGTCCCGCACTCGATTGCTCAGCACGCACCAAGCTGCCCAGATGGCAATGGTTCCGATCGAAATCGTACTCAATAGCTGAAGAGTCATTTGCTGCCTCCCCCGAATCTGGCCTTGATCAGGTCAACGATCAGGCCCCAGACGTCGGCGGCTTTTAGGGCGCGAGTGACTGCGGATATCAACGACCCGCCAAACGCGCCGAGGAGGAAGCCTATGCAGGCAATCCATGCGGGGTCAGTCATCTTGAAGAATTGCGCGATCGGGCCGGTGAAGTACAAAGAGCACATTCCGCCGGTGACAACGAACACGCCCCAAGAAAGCCTGTCCGGGATGTCATCCTTGTGCAGGATGCTGGCAAGCATCGCCGAGACGAGCCCGGTCAGTAGCCAGTCGGCTCCGCTGATCAGGCGCTGAAGGAAATCTCCCATGCGCTTGACCTCTCAGTTGCATGTATTGAATAAAAAAGGCGCCAGTGTGGGGCGCCAAAACTGCTGGGGAGCAGCGGATGAGGGAAATAAAAAGGCCCAGACGGTGAGAGCTGGGCCTTGCCGGGCGATTTGTGCATCGTTGAGAGGCTGTCCGGACTTGAGAAACAAAAAAGCCTCGCACAGTGGCGAGGCTTTGAATTGGAGCAGATGTCCGGTGCTGATCTCCGGCTTTCGGAGTTGGTCGAGTTGCACGACCAGCCAGTGTGGTTCCGATTTCCACAGGGCCTAGGCCCATGCTCTGTGCGCATCAGCCTGCGCATTCATCTGCATCGATCATGGACCCTAATCCCCTGCTCATGGGTGCACCCAGTTTGGCGGATCTATTCAGGGTCCATGTCGATAAAGACGGCCGCATGTGCGGTCACTTGGCGCTGGTTGTGTCTGGAGCGGATAGAGAGAATCGAACTCTCATCGTCAGCTTGGAAGGCTGTCTAGCGACCTACGCCACCCGCATAGCAAAAATCCCGACACGGCGGCCGGGCTTTTCTTCGTGCTACCTTAAGACGTTAAATCCCTAAGATGACTCATAATCGCGAAACCGCGTAAAGAAAGCAAGCACTTTCATGCTGCTTCCTCACCTAATACACCAGCCTGCTCCAAAATGATCTGCGCTTCCACCAGCGCATCATCCACAAGGCTTTCCAGAGTCTTCTTGATAGCCTTGTTCCAGAGCTGATAGGTGCGCTCGCTCATCCCCTGGTTGTCCCAGGTGTTCATGTCGTAGTTCGAGTCGGCAAGGATGATTGCGCCATCCAACTGATTGGCCCCGCGCTTGGCCGCTGATGCGTTTGCGCGCTCGACTGCTGCTTTTGCTGCCTCTACCCGCCACGCTGGTACGTCTTCGTCGAACTGTGGCGCCTTGACCTTTACAGGCTCCCGGCGCACGCCCTTGATTTGCGGGATCGCCCAAGCGGTCACAGCCTTGCGGGTGAACAGCGCCGGAGCCGGACTGGTCACGATCGCCACCAAACGCCCGGTCGCCTCGATCTTGCGGCCATTGTGCGTGCTGAACTTTGCGGTAAGGGCAAACCAATGGCGCTGGTTCAGGATCTTATGCAGCAGCTTGTGCACGATGCAGTCCTGTAATAGGGCCGCCTCCTTCCCGACGATCTCCCCCTTCTGCTTGGCGCACTGGACGCGTGGTTCCAGATTGCACCCACCTGCCGAGTTGATGGTTTCGGCGGCCAGAGCGCGCACGACTGCGGACACAACGTTTCTGTAGGTCATGTTCAACTCCCCCTTAAACCGAGTAAACAGCGCGACGTTTCGAAGCTTCAGCACCTGGCACAGCCTTGGCGATGATGTCCTTGACCTCCTCAGCACTGATGGTGATGCGGCCCTTCTCGCCGTATGTCTTGGAACGCAGCACGGCCGTGAGGCACGCACGGGACCGCCAGCCGCCGTCATGGGCGTACTTGTCGCCCGGAGCGAGCTGGTTCCACGACTCGACCGTCACGCCGGCGGATTCCTTCGACTGCATGCGGTGGTGGATGTGGCCGATGTCGATGTAGCGGTAGGTGGATTCGCCCCAGTCCACGGAGAAATCGGTGGCCATCACGTCAATCAGGCGATCCGGCTTGCACTTGTCGCTGTGGTGACACATCACGAACGTGTTTCCCATGCGGTACGGGATGAACACGCTGGAGTTGTCGAGGACGTGAAGGCGCGGATTCTCCTGATAGACGTGGTTCAGGAAGATGCGCATCCATACGTCGTTCGAGCGGGAGTGGTTGCCCTGATTGACGATCACGTCGACGAACTGAAACTTGGCCAGAGCCTTGTCGACGATCGACCGCATGATGCGCGCGCAGACCTCGATCATCTTCGGATAGCGGCTGTCGAAGTCGAAGTCGTGGCCGGATTCACTCTTGGCGGTGAAATCCTGATAGTGCGACATGTCGCCCAGGTCCTGGATCACGCAACGTTCGCAGCTCGGCGCCCGGTCGATCAGCTTGTGCATGGCGACGATCAGTTCGCGCTCGGCAATCTTCAGGTCAAAGTTGTGGCCTACCTCATGGCTATGTGCCAGCATCCCGACGTGGGCATCCCCAATTTGAAACCACGGGATGATGTCGGTATCCAGAGCCTCAATAGGCCCTGTAATTTCAGGCAGCGGGTTGACGTCTTCCATGAACGCATTGGCGAAAGCTTCATTCATCTCGCGCTGACGCTCGGCATCAGCGCTGGTTTTAACCCATTGAAGTACCGGCGCCTTAACCCCATCCTTGTACAGGCTCGACGTGCCCTTGAGCTTGAACCCGTCCGGCACGATGTGAACCATGTCGTGCTCTGGGCTCCAGCCCTTGCGGACCATGCGTGCTTTGCGCCGTTCAACGCTGCGCTGCTCCATGCCGAAGTGCTTGGCAGCTTGAGATAGGCTCATGGTCTTGAAGGCCTCGACAAGCTGCTCGTCGGTTACTTTGCGCTCGGCCATTATTGGGCCCTCGCCAGTGCTTCAGCCTTCAGCGCAGAGTAAGCCACACCATCCTCGGCGGAATCGGCGTGGTAGGCCGGATTCTGCCACTGACGCACGTCTTTCAGGATCTGAAGCAGCAGCCACCCTTCAGCCTCGGTCAGGGACTGGCCGGTGATGGCGTTGAACGCAGTAACAGTGGTTGCCATGCTTCGCTCGCCTTCTGGCTTGTCATACTGCTTGCCGCGTTCCAGCATGAGAGCCTGGGCCTTACCGAGAAATTCGTGAGCCTTCATGCTGCTACTCCCCGTGTCGATTCAAGATGTGTGACGCATGCGGCCTTGGCTTTGGCCAGATCGGTGCCGGAGCTGAGGATCTTCGAGGCCGGCGCCGGAGTGCGCGCGACATACGCAAATCCTTCCTGCATCGAATACTTGCTGATCAGATAGCCCTCTTCCGAAGAGATGCAGCGCTTGCTTTCGCCTACTGGTGTCCAGTTCATGGCTTCACCTCGAATAATTCAGGATGCAGTTGTCGCGCCGGCCCAGCCATCCACGGCCGCCGAATCACAATCTGGAATCGCCACAACCAGATCGCGGCGAAGTTGGCCCCACGGGTATGCATGTAATTCCTGTGAACCTGGTATCGCCACGGCAGGAAACTGATGTTCAACATCGACGCCTTGGGCAGTTTGCTGTGAATTACTTTTGCGTTATGCGGTAGAGAATGAATGCTCATTTCACACCCCGCGCAATCCGATCCCGGCGAATCAACCGGCGGCAGCCTTCAAAGCATCCGCCCATGACCACCAGCAGACCGCCGAGGTAGAAATGGATCAGGTTCTCGCTGATGAAAGTGATCATGCTCAGGCCCTCAAGTGCGGCAGGTTGTTGGCTGCTAGGTATTCGTTGCGAGCCTTCACGGCGTCTTTTTTATCCTTGAACCGCCCGAGGTGTATTTGCTTTTTCTGCCACTGCACCTTTGCGGACCACTTACCCCTATCCCACGACACCCCGACATGGCCGCTGGTGTTCTTATCTGTGAGGCGACGATTTGCGGCCTGTACGTTGTAATCGACGTAGCGGCAGTTACTCGGCTCGTAACCCTTAGAGGACTCAATGCGGTCGAGGGTCAGCTCGTCGGTATAGCCATTGGCGAGCGACCACTGCATGAACGGCGCAAAGCTCATCCACTCATCGCACAGGGTGACTCCCTCGTACTTCTGAACCTCTGTACCCCTCGGGTTCAGGCATCGCCGCTTCATGTTTGACCAGGTCACATGTAGCCGGCTGTTCCGGTTGTTAAGCCCGTGGGTTGTGCGCTTCTCAGCGCTGCGTTTGTTCGCGCACGGAATGCACAGGCCAGTCATAACCTTTGCCCGCTCGGTGCGGGTTTCGAACTCACAGCGACAATCGCGGCACTCAAAAACCCCGATTGACCGGCGATTCCCCGAGCGGACTTCGGTGAACTTGCGCAGAAGAATCACATCGCTACACATGAGAAGCGCTCCCCAAGTCTTTTCTCGAGTCGATTCGCCTTCTTAGTGAAAACCAACTTAAGGCGCTTGAGATACGGAACTTCATGGCGAACCAGGTCCTGGTTACACTCCAGCCACTCAACCTTTTCCGCTCCGATCTTCTCGACCAAGCGAGGCCGGTAAACCATGATGTTTCCGCTCAGATATGTATTGCACTGGGAGCAGGACTTGTTCATGTTCCAGAGGTTGAATCTGAGGTGCGCGGCGGCGCCAACGCTGCGAAAATGAGAGCAGTGCCATTGACCGCCCCAACTAGCAGGCTTGTCGCAACTGATACAGCCAAGGTGCGCATCACGAAGTCGGACGTAACGATTAATTGCAGCCTGGGCTTCGTTGGCGTGATCACCGCGACTTTTCAGGGCCTCTTTGCGCACCTTGATTTCGGCGCGATCGAGCTGGGAAAGAGCCTTTCGCGCCTTCTCCTGATTCACTTCCCGCATCGCCAGTGCACAGCGAGGACTGCATACGTTCTGACCTGTGCGGAAAGGGACGAATGATTCGCAGCACGCCGGGTTCTGGCACTTCTTGGGTTTGCGGGGTTTCGATGGGATGCTCATTCTTCACCCCTTCGCACACTTTCGAGATACGCATGCCGTGCGCGCTCATTCCGCGCTTTTTGCCGGCGCTGATTAACCGGCCCCATCAGCCGCAGAAAACCCCACATAAGCGGAACTGAAACCGGAAAGGTAACCAGCATCGCCAATCGCAAAACGAATGCTGTAATAGCGAAAGCAAGGCGATAGAAGCCCTTCCAAGCCTCTCGGTACATATCACGGTCGAGCATGCCTGTGGCGACCTGCCAAGCGATGTAGCGCATCGTAAATTTCTGGCTCACTCGACCACCTCCAGCGACTTCTGCTGCTCGGGCTGGAAATTCCCGCGCAGGGGCATCAGGAAATTCGGTCTAAAGACGTGGGTGCGGACTACTGTCTTGTGCGTTGGAAGCCATTCCGCAGATACGACTATGTCGCCTTCAACGATGACCATGCCGTCGATATCAGAAATGACATAAGCACCATCCTCTTGATCGATTCGCTGCCCTTGCACGGCGATCCCCGCCACCGTTACGACCCGGCCAATGTTCTCCTCGTTTATCGAATTGATGATCAGCGCGACATCGCCGCTCTTGAACTGGCTCATGCTGCCTCCTTGATCAAGTCGCCAAAGAAGACACCCTTCTCGGTGAAGTCGGCCAAAATGCGATCGGTGTAGGCGATCCCCTGCGCGCGGTTGAACAGGCTGGTCACCGGAAAGCCATCAGGACCGAACAGCTTGCAATCGCCCATCATGGCCAGCTTCTCTTCGTATGGCAGATGGCGCATGACGCGGTACCAAGCCTCCTGGAACTCCGGGTCATCGTTCAGCAGGATCTGCACGCCGAAGTGAAGCTTGCAGTGCTTGCGCGCGTCAGAGGCATCACCGATCTGCGTCATCTCGGAGATGCGCTTGTAGAAGGCGAACCACAATGCGTTTTGGTCGAGCGTGCGATCCTTACCCGGGCGCAGCGACACCACCACGAACTTCTTCTCGCGGAACATGGCGGTGAGCATGCCAATGGCTTCGGTGAGCTTGGCGGAGCTGTTCACGCTGATCTTGTCAGTCATGATGCACACTCATCTGCCCAAGCTTCGCGGGCTGCCATGGATCTAGCCATAGCCTTGGCCGCACGACTCTCACTGGCAGCAAAAACACGAAGGCAATTTTTACAGGTCACGTTCCGCGCATAACTGTCGCTTTCAAATTCTTCGGCCAGAGTCCCGCAAGCTACTTTGCAATCGTGGTCATCGAAGCATCCGAAATGACTCACCAGATGGATAACTTTTTTCATGCTCATGCTCTGCGCACTCCCTGCTTCACCAGCGCCACCCGCTCAGCACAACCCACGCACAGCTTCACGCCCTTGACCGCATTGCGACGGCCTTCAGGGATCTCCTCTGAGCACTCCTCGCACTCAAAGGCGCTGATGCCGGTGTAAACGGTGCGCGTAGCAATTCGGTGGGCCATGTCGGCCTCGATGCGCTCTTGCGCGATGTCGATGTCATCGGCCATTGGAGTTCTCCTGATCCTGAAGCGCAGCAATCGCAGCCCGTGCTTGGCGTTTGCGCAGGTATGTGTCGACCCGGTTGGCTTGGGCCTGCTTGAGTTTTTCGCGGTCTTGGCGAGCCTTGGCGGCGGTGACGATTGAGCGGACTTCGGCGAGCTTTTCCCGCAGCTTCGGCGATGGCTGCACGACCTTCCCCGTGATCAGCCCGGCGATTGCTTGGCCGTCGCTGGTGATCGGAGCGATGCGCAGGTCGGACAGGTATTGAGCGCCGGCCTGCTGGCTGATGAGCTGCATCCGCACAGCCGATTCGATGGCGGTCACGCGGCGCGCAGAATCGAACCCGAGGGATACGCTCCAAGTGACTGGAATTGCCTCGGCTCTGGCCGATGTCACAAGGCGCTCGTAGGCGCTCATGAAGGCCATTCGCGCGCCGATCTTATCGCCAAGGTCGAGTACAGGCTGTGCGGCGGTCATGGCCTGCAAGATTTCAGCAGTCATCACCACAGTTGCGCTCTCGTCGCTCGCTTCAAGTGCGATTGACCACGCCTCATCCTTGCCTGGGCGACCGTCAGCGGCCTGAATGCGCTGAAGGATCGCGGCCAAAGTCAGCTTGCCTGTCAGTTCGCGGCGGCACGCCTTGAGCGACGAGCCGATGACATCAGCCGGATAGTCAGCGAGGTCGTCAGCCATCATCTCGGCGGCATCAGTAGTGATTGTCTGGCCGAGTACTTCAGCCGTGGCAGCGATAGCCAGCGCAAGCCTGGCGATTTGTTCGGTAGTCATGCGATTAGAGGAATTCATTTTCCTTCCTCCCTTCGCGGCTCATGATTCGCTGGGCGGCTTCTTGCCCGGCCTGAAGGTTTGCCTGTTTGCGCTCAATCTGCTGGGCAGTTGTGGCGTTCATCTGGCGATTGGTCGCCCACTGGGTGCGATACGACTCTGCCTTGGCCAGCAGGGAACCGAGGTCGTGGCAATTGCGGATCAAGTAGGAGTCGTTGATGCCAACGTAGAATTCGGCTACCGCAGCGGCTTCCGAGCCAAGACGCTTCCAGAGGTCAACAACGTTGCGGTTTACCTTGGCATTGCGTACGGGGGCGGCTTGGTAGCGCGCTTGGTATGCGGCGGAGTAGGAAGACCAGATCTCACGGCATGCTTCTTGCCGATCAGACTCTGCGGCGTCTATTTTTTTCGCGGCACGCTTCGGCGAAGCTGGAGCGAGCACCACTGCCGTAGTCTCTGCTGTAGTCTTCTGTGTAATCTCTGTAATAGTTGTGCCGTTAGGGCCGCACTTGTCATACCCTTCAGGCAGGACAAGTTGTGCTGCAAGGGAAGAACCAGTTGTGCCTTTTGGGCAGGACTTGTTGTTCTCTTTGGGCAGGACTGGAAGTGATGTTTCGCCTGACAGATAACCCAGCAACAGCTCGGTATCTATACGAAAATGCATCTTGGCAGGAACGCCCTTGCGCACCTCGGACAGGAGCTGGATCTGAGCAAGGCAGCGGCGAGCGGTGCGAACTTCTTTGTTCGACAGCCCGATCTCCTCTTCCCACTCTGACTCGGTCTTGTAGAACCAGCCATCATTGGTCTTCTCAGTCCAGTAGACAGCCTGGGACAGAAACTGAGCCACCGAAGCGCTCAGGCCTAATACACGCCTGAATGCCGGATACACGGCAACGGCGCTTCCGGCTAACTCAGTGAGTTGCATCCTCAACCGACCTTTGCTTATCGCATGTAGTGCTGCCATAATTGATCTCGCTGAACTTTGCTGTAGGAAGAGCCACCCTTGCCCGGTGGCTTTTTTGTGCGTGTGATTTAGGTATTCTTTCGGAACGCTTGAATCGTTCCTGTCATAGCTCTTGGCCTTGTCCTTCTGGTCAATTCCTGCTGGATTCCAAGCTTTGCCAGCTCCTCGGGTGACATCCCCCGTTTCGCCGCTTCAGCCTCCAGCAATTTCAACTCTTCCGGATCAAGCAACTCTCCAAGCTCCATGCCCTTCTCATCTGGCATACGGCCTCCGGTCCTTACCGGGTCCCTACTGGGTCCCTACTGTTTCGCTTCAGGCCGCACGGTCATCGCGGATAGACTTGCCAACAAGGTCATGGAGCCAAGACTTCAAAACCTCTCGGGCGAGTACACCCTTCTTGGTCCCATGAATTTGGGCTGCATAGTCCAGAAGGCCGTCGAACTCGTCGTCGAGCAGGACCTTGAGTTGGTTGACGTGCTTTTTGTTTTTCCGTGGTTCATCTGCCATTGGTGAGGCTCCTTTGTTGTACGAAGGGGTTATGCAGCGATAGGTGGGTAGATGTCGGGACGAAGCTCATGGCGAGAAACGCCAGTAGCCTTTTCGATTTCGAGAACTCGCTCGGCAGGGACACGCCCGGAGGCGCACATTTTCTGCACCGCCTGAGGAGTGACCTTGAGGAGGCGAGCAAGGGCGGACTGGCCGCCACGGCCAAGAGCCTTGACCGCCTTACAGATAGGTAGCTCTTCCATTTTGAACCTCAAAGTTACAATTACAACCAGAGGTTATCGCAGTCGCGGAAAAACTACAACTTACATTCACAGTGAAATTTACAACTACGGGTTGCATTATTTGCTGATGAGCACATTAGGTAAGCGCATAGCGCAAAAACGAGAACACGCAGGGCTGAACAGGTCGGAGCTGGCGCGCCGGCTCTCAGTCACGCCTCAGGCCGTCCAGAAGTGGGAATCTGAGGTGTCCGTACCCCGCGGGCGTCGGCTGGACGAAATAGCCGCCGCTTTATCAACTACAGTTGGGTTTCTTATCACTGGCGATTTGCCTGCAAGGACCGCAGTGATCGAACCCAATGCGGAGTTGCTTGGGCCAATCGACGTCTGGGATGACGAAACGCCTCTGGATGTGGATGAGGTGTACGTGCCATTTCTAAAAGAGGTCGAGCTGTCGGCTGGTAGCGGTCGGACAGCTGTCGAAGAATCGTCAAACCGAAAGCTTCGGTTTGGCCGTATCAGCCTGAGGAATAAGGGTGTTGACCCAGCCGGCGCTAGGTGCGTGACGGTTGCAGGTAATAGCATGGAGCCGGTGTTGCGCAACGGCTCAACGGTCGCGATCGATACGACAAGCACCAAAGTGGTCGATGGCGATATGTACGCAATAAACCACGCCGGCCAACTTCGCGTTAAACAGCTCTACCGCCTCCCTGGTGGTGGACTAAGGTTGCGCAGCTTCAACCGCGACGAGCATCAAGACGAGGAATACACCGCGCAGCAGATCGAGGAACAGGAGCTTGCGGTACTGGGCCGGGTGTTCTGGTCTGGCGGATTTCACTGAGGAACATGCTATGGGTTATTTCGTCGCTGCCATCTTCGCAACGATGGCGCTCTACCTGTTATTTGAGATCCGCAACAGCTTGCGACAATTGACACGACGAATTGACGCCATTGATCCGCTTCTTGTCAGCCTGCAAACGCAGATCGCTGACGCCGCGATTGAAGCCTCCGAGGCGCGGGCAGCAGCGGATCGGCTGACGCAAAAACTAGCCGAGCAGTCAGCCGGGTAGCGGTCAGCCCTATAATTTTGGGATTAATACCAATTTTCAGAACCTAGCCCGCCGCCAGCGGGCTTTTTTTCGCCCCTAAAAACAACTGCAAGTTACTGAATTTCCTGAGGCGATAACCAAAGTTGAAAAATTTACAACCAAACCACTTGCGCACTGTAACTTTAGGTTGTAACTTTGACCTCAAGCCAAACGAAACACGGCGAACACAGGCAGCGATGAACCGGCCTCAACGGTTCAGAGGGTTGGCAACTGACCCGGGTGTGCAGCGTAAAGCACCGAAAGCAGTTTTCTGGCGGACAGGGTCGCGGCTGGAAAAACAATCTGAGATTCAAGCCGGTGACCAGCCAGTAGCGGGTCACGGTGTGAAACACCCACAGATTTACTGATGCCGCTTCTATGAGGCGGCATTGGAAATCAACGGGAGATACCAAGATGCTGACGAAAGAAGACATTCCCCGCTTTCGGGCCGAGGCAAAGAACCTCCGGGCTCACGCAAAGGCGGCTCGATCCGAGGCGGCGAAGTGCAAAGCGGCCGGCGATTGGGTCGGAAAGCTGAAGGCTGAATGCCGGGCAACTGAATACGTCAGGGACGCCCAGGCGAGGGACAAGTGGATCAAAGATCTAAGGACTGCATAACAGAAAGCATCACTGAAGCGCCTTCGACGAGGGCGATTTGGGATGTGGACGAAGCAACACTCCTCGCAACGAGGCCACCTACATCACCCACCTCTAACGCAACACCCAGTCGCGCCTCCAGTAGAGAGCGACCGGATATCAGATGGCTTCCTGCTGTTTCAGGATCGCCATCTGGCTTTACAAGTGCTGTCTAAACCCCAGACAGCACTTGTAAAGCCACGAACGGAGCAAGACCATGGAAACGAAACACACGCCCGGGCCTTGGGCAAAATATGGCAGCGTGATCAGAAGTCTTTCTGGAAGCGAACGGAAGGTCGCAGAAGTAAGAGTCTTGGATGACGAAGGCCAAGCCAACGCCAAGCTGATTGCCGCCGCGCCTGACCTGCTGGCCGCACTGCAAAAACTGCACGTATCACTAAGCGAGCTGAACGACTGCGGTGATGCTGGCCGAATGGTCGAAGAAGACGTTGAAACGGCTCGCGCTGCCATTTCGCTGGTACTGGAATAACCCACTCCATCGTCCGCCGTACACAACGGCCCGATATCTCTCTGGGGAAACTCGTTTAGAGAGGGTATTGGAGTGTGATCTGAATGCCCGGGCTGACGGGCAAGTGTAAGACCTGAGGGATCGCGGGAATCGTGGCCGGTAGAGTGAGTAAGCGCCCAGATGGCCACGGCGAGTCCAAGAATAAGCGGCTGAAACCTTCGCCCCGGTGGAACTCCGGTGTCACTAAGGCCGCTAATAGTCGTGCCGGGATCAGCTCCGGTCAGATCACACTACCAATACCCAACTCAACGCGGAGGATTTGCAGCCATGTAACAGACAGCCAAGCCCTCCAGCAGGAGGCAAATATCCCCTCACGTAGGGAGGTCTTCGTGAGTGAGTAAAGCCCGGCATACGTGTCGGGCTTTTTATTTTGCGGTTGGAGGTGAGTGTGATGAAGAACGGACCGAAAAGTACGCCATCTGCACGATGGAAGCAGGAAGGCGAAGCGGATCCACACGCTGGACACTACAACGTTGAGCGCGCCCAGCTCGCTCTTGGCCACCTTACTGACGACGAGCTGGCAAATGGCGCCTTCATGAATTACGACGGCGTGTTGGATGTTCAACGGATTCTCGCTGGCGATCCTGACTACCACTCGCCAATTGCTTGGATGACTGCAGTTAAAGATCGCATTCGGTGGCTGAGCCGAAAAGTTGAGAGGCTGCTTTTGGAGCACGCAGAACTCAAGAGAAATTCCGACCGCTACCTGTTTGTACGCGGTGCCAGTTCGGAAGTGTCGATGGAAATGCACGCAATTGGCACCCAGAACCAGCTTGATGAATACATTGATGACGCGATGAGCAAGCAGGTGCAGCCATGAAACGCACAACCCCACCCC